ACCACCTTTACCATAATAATTAGCTCCTGCTGTTATCGTTCCTGGTTGGAGAGGAGGGGTTGGCATTTGCCAAAATAATTGGGCATCATCTGCTGCTGAAAGACTAAAAAGTCCAGAAGGAGAAGCACTGGCATTCCTAAAACCAAAAGAAAACCAAGCCCTATTAAAGACACCCCAACCAAAATATGGTGTGGTAACAGCGGGATTCCCAGTACCAGTCATCTGTGAAAAAGATCCACAAGTGGGAACTTTAGAAGTCATTTGATAGTATGGGAAAAGAACTGAGTTGCAAGCACTCGATTCTAGTGAAGCGTTAGAATTGATACCATCGTTAGATACAGAAGTTTGTGTAGGACCCTTATTGGAAAAAAGAGTATAAGCAAACGTCTTTGTATTATTTGTGGTCAAGAAAGTACGCAAAACTGAACCACCTCTTGCATAAGCAAAACATGAAGCCCAGTAAGAGTTCGTTGAGCAATCAAGATTTGTGAGAGATGTGCAAGGGGTTTCACCCCACCAATGGCTCAACGCATTAGCTGCACTTAAGCTGGTAGTTGATGAGAACCGATAAACAGGCCTAGAAACCAATTGCTTAATGCTAAGTATTGCTTCACCAATGGTTAACTGAGTGCCTTGATTATCCTGGGTTGTCAAATCCAAGATGGATTCAACTTTACCCTCTTCAACAGCTATAAGTGACGATGGCCCTGAACCAGGATAAGTAAAGTTAGACTGCTGATAATTAGCTTCCGTTGAAGTTATAGGCGTAAACCTAGGGGCAATAGGCATAGAGAATTCCATGTCACTACCCCCATGGGCATAAACCAAGAAAGTCAATGTCTGTGTAACAGTATCAGGAGCAATAAGTGGTTCCAAAATATCAACAGCCAAAGTGCCAGTGACCTGAAAATTCTGTGTCCAATACCAAGGGGCCATATAAGGACACACAAATTCACACTCACTACTCTCACGTAAATCCCAAATCTTAGTAATATTATCCATTGGCATAATTGGATCCTGCACCTTCACAGCAATAGAAGTCGTTTGGTTAGCATAAGGAAGATAAGATATACGCAATCTACCACTATGATAACGCGTCTTAGCAACTTTAAATGTAAAATGAATGGAACCACGCCACTGAGCAAAGGATTGGCCAACATAAAACAGAGGGGATGAATATAAATAGCCCAAAGAGCCGGAAGCAACAACAATGGCTGGATTATGATTCTCTGCCGTGATACCCGCCGCATTATAAAAACACGCCATAGGAGTAACGTCAGTATAAAATAAAACACCATTTTCTGTCTTAGATGGAGTAAGGTTAAAAGTACCAACAACAGTGGGCACTGATATAAAATTGGTTATAGCCATCTCATCAACATCAGAACCCACGCCCTTAATGCACTTAGTAGTGCAATCAGTAAAGGTAGCAAGTGGAAGCAAGGACAAATCAACATCCTGACCAGGGTTAAACCAAACTGAACGTCTAACATAATTCAAATGTTGCTTGGCAATTGGTCTACTAAAACCAAAAGCCATAGCGGTCTTACCCAAAACTTGAGTAAACCACAAAGTATCTCCAACAACCTTAGACAAACGACCTGCAACATCGGATATCTTAGACATGACACCATTCTCTTGTTTAGTCTCCTTAGCATTAGCTGAAGGACCCTTCACTGGAGAATTTATTGTAACTTTAGGATTGAGTGATTTAGCCAATGTAGAGGCTTCATAAGAAATAGATTGAATAACTCCATCCACAACATTATAAGCACTCTTACCCTCTATCTCAATATCATGCATTGAAGTCCATAGCGTAGCAGTAACATTGGGAACGGCTCCACCAGCATAGGCTTGAATCATCGAAGATATAAACAAAGTGCCGTACCTATCAGTAGTAGGCCAATCTGTTTGCCTTGTAGGCAAATAATCAATAAAATGAGTGTAAGGCACTATAAGTTCAGCCTCTGTATTATCCTGCAAATTTATCTCAACTCCCTTGGCCTGGGAAATATGAGACAACTGAGCAGTATCAATTCTGGTATGGAAATTCTGAGGAACCCAATACATTTTGTACAAACCAGAACTAAAAGGTGAAGCGACAACCTGGAGTCTAAATTTAAGAGAGAATCTAAACCCCAAAGTGCCCCTAAGACGCAATGATGCCTGCAAATAGGGCTGACAATTGCGATCAAAAATGAAAGGATAAGTACCACCAGCCAAAACAAATGTTTGCCATCTGATTGGTCTCGCCAAATAATCCTCAACACTTGTCAACTGCTTCTTAAATAAGAGACCTTCAGTTGATCGATCTCCTATCTCAGTTGAAACACAGGCTTCATCAACATATGTGACTGTGTCCTGAATTTCACTGGTTTTACCAACAACACCCTGTATAGTAGAGCAAACTTGATTATTAGTTATATCCATAGTGTTAAAACTTTATATAATAGTCCGTGAATAGGAAAAGGCGTCGGGACAAGGAGGCCTAAAACATTTGTTCAGTGATACTCATTGTTTCACGTAAAATCATCTGAAAGACTCGATATGAACCGTAGTCCTCAGTGGGCATAAACCCATAAATCTCTTTCATGGCTTCGATAGTCTTTGGAACATATTCTTGCCATATCTCCCAACCATGAAGGGACATCTCCCTCAAAAAGATATTTAGTTGATCATTCATGAAGGTGGATTCCTCAACACCCTCACGTTTCTTCCACCAATACATAGCCTCCAAAATGGAAGTCATGTTAAGTGGAGCAACATAAACATCCAAACCATCAAAACGTTCCAACCTAAACTTCCTCTTCAAGATACCCACCTCTTCAAAGGAAAGGTAAGGGACTTTAGAATTGGACTTACTTTCATCAGTATACGTAAGACCCAATTCAAGAAGCTTTGGTGTTAATGTTAGTTGGTTAAAATCAGCACAAACATGATCAGAAATACCGTGGAGATTGTCGTCTCCAAAATAGGCAGCTCGCACATGCTCATGGAAATCCTTACCTGGGCACAACTCACTAAAAGCCCAATCAAAAACAACCATGTTATACATTGTATTTATTATACAGGTTAAAGGATGACCAGAGGGTAGGGCTTTTAACCAAGCATAAACAGTTTTCCTGTTATTACCCAAACCACCCAAGTGATGAGAATTGGTAAGTTCCATCAACATCACCCTTCTGGCAGGATTAGCTCCATCACTATCTCCATACCAGTCACAAATGAGATCAAAGAGTAAATGGTGCAGATCAGGTTGCTCTGAACCATCATACCCAGAGAAATCACCAGCGATAAACTTGTCTCCTACTCCTCTCACATACTTTGCAAGAGAGTTGTATTCACTATAGGGATTTATACCGACAATAGATCGAAATCGGTCATCAGTATTACCAACCCTTTCTCTAGTGAAGGCATGGATAAAGTCCATG